AATCGAGGAAGATAAAGCCTCTGCATTAGAATTTCTTGGTGGTGGGGGAGCTAAAGACTACTCCCAGTACTCAGAAGTAACAGGTTTAATTCGGGGTCTACAAACCTGTTTAGGATACATAGATGACCTCTCGCGTAATTATTTGGAAGATGACGATGGCTAAAGCAGCAAAATCAGTAGAGATGATGGAACAGGAACTTGAGGAACAACTACCGAAACCTGTAGGTTATAGAGTGTTAGTAGCACTTCCCAATATCGAAGAGACTTTTGATGGTTCTGACCTGATAAAAGCAAACACGACCAAACACCATGAGTACATTATGTCCATAATAGGGCTTGTAGTGGATATGGGTAGCGAGGCTTATGGAGATAAAGAAAGATTCTCCTCTGGGCCGTGGTGTAAACAAGGTGATTATGTTATGTTTCGCGCCAATACGGGTACACGATTTACCGTAGGTGGGCAAGAATACCGTTTAATGAATGATGATTCTATCGAGGCAGTAGTAGCTGATCCTCGTGGTGTACAGAGAGCATAGGAGGTAAAACATGGCATTTCAAAAAGTAGAATACTCATTTCCAGAGGGCGAAGAGAAAGAATCGGTGGACACAGATATAGAAATAGAAGACTCTGGTGCTATTGAAGTAGACATTTCAGGTAAAGCGCCAGAACCTGAAGCAAAAGAAGAGACGGTTGAAGAAGCTGTAGATATAGAGGTGGTTGATGACACCCCTAAAGCGGATCGAAACCGTAAACCTTCAGATCCTCCGACAGAGGTTACAGACGAAGAATTAGAGGAGTATTCTGAAAAGGTACGTAATCGTATAAAGCATTTTAGTAAAGGCTACCATGATGAACGTCGTGCTAAAGAATCTGCCCAACGGGAGAAAGACGAATTAGAACGTCTTGCTCAACGACTTGTTGATGAAAACAAGGAATTAAAAGGCAGTGTAACTAAAAACCAAAATGCGTTATTAGAGCAAGCCAAAAAGAATACGACCGCTGAATTAGAGCAAGCGAAACAAGAATACCGCAGCGCACATGAGGTAGGTGATACAGATGCGCTGCTTAATGCTCAAGAGAAACTAACTACTGCTAAATTAAGGGCAGACAAGTTAGATAATTTTGAAATACCTTCTTTACAGGAAGACGAAACTCCTGTACAACAAGGCGAATACGACACCCGTACGCAGAATGTCGAACGTGATGTAAAAGCCGAGGAGTGGGCAGAAGCTAACCCTTGGTTTAATACAGACGATGAGATGCGTGGATACGCATACGGGTTGCATACTAAACTCATTAAAGGAGGAGTTGATCCACAAAGTGACGAATACTATGAGACTATTGATTCTCGTATGCGAACGACATTCCCTGATTACTTTCAGGAAGAACCGGAAGTTGAGAAACCGAAGCGACAATCTAACGTGGTTGCACCCGCTACGCGGAGCACAGCACCTAAAAAGGTGAAACTAACGCAAACACAAGTGGCCCTCGCCAATAGGCTTGGAGTTCCACTAGAAGAATACGCCAAACAGGCTGCACTTGAAGAGAGGAGACAAAATGGCTGAGAACAGACTAAATCGTGAAAACACTACTCGGGAAAAGAATGTCCGAAAGCGAGCTTGGCAGCGTCCAGAGACGTTACCATCACCTACGCCACAAGACGGATATGAGTTTCACTGGGTTCGTGTTAGCACACAGGGACTGGTCGATGCTACTAATGTTTCTTCTAAGTTACGTGAAGGTTGGGAACCCTGTTTAGCAAAGGATCACCCCGAGATTACGATGGTCACTGTAGAGCAAGAACGCTTTGCAGATAATGTTGTAATCGGTGGATTGATGCTTTGTAAGGCTCCAAGAGAATTGGTCGAAGAACGTAATGAGTACTTTGACCAGCAAACACAATCTCAAATGGCCTCTGTGGATAACAACCTAATGCGCGAAAATGATGCTCGTATGCCTCTATTTAATGATAGGCAATCGAAAGTCACTTTCGGACAAGGCAATTAAACATTTTAGTTTTTAGAGGTTAATTATGGCATATCCTACTGTTGATGCCCCTTACGGACTAAAGCCGGTTAATTTAATCGGTGGGCAAGTTTTTGCTGGGTCTACTCGTCAGATAAAAATCGCTTCCAACTACGGCACCGCTATTTTCTATGGTGATGTTGTTAAGTATGCAAACGATGGTACTCTGAACATTGACTCTGGCACGACTACTGCCACTCCTATCGGGGTTTTTCTTGGGTGTACGTACACTGATCCTTCTACTAGTCAACTGACATTTAGGCAATCATATCCTGCAAGCACTGTTGCAAGTGATATTATGGCTTATGTGCTAGATGATCCTGACGCACTATTTAAAGTAGCTGCGGTATCAGGTACAACGACTGTAGCTGGTTACGGACGTACTATCGTAAACAATAACGTATCATTGGTTCAAAATACTGGATCAAGTGTTACGGGTAATTCCAAAGTTGGTATTCTCGGTAGCTCCGCTGCAACTACTGCCACTCTCCCTATCAGGATTGTTGATGTAGTTCCAGATACTGCTACCGCGTCAGATACCTTTGTTGAATTTATAGTTAAGTTCAACTTTGGGGATCACCAATATTATAACGCTACTGGCGTATAGGAGTAATTTAATATGGCTATTTCTCGCGCCCAACTATTAAAGGAACTCCTACCCGGACTAAACGCTTTGTTTGGTATGGAGTACGCTAAGTATGGGGAAGAGCATAAGGAGATTTTTGAATCAGAATCTTCTGACCGTTCTTTTGAAGAAGAAACCAAACTGTCCGGTTTCTCTGCTGCACCTGTTAAGAACGAAGGCTCTGCCATCGAGTATGACAATGCACAGGAAGCATGGACTGCTAGGTACAATCACGAAACTGTGGCTATGGGCTTTAGTGTTACAGAAGAGGCTATCGAAGATAACCTTTATGACTCACTATCGTCTCGCTACACTAAAGCTTTGGCTCGCGCTATGGCGTACACCAAGCAAGTAAAAGGTGCTTCAATTTTGAACAACGCTTTTGCTGCTGGTACTACCTATGGTGATGGTCAGACTTTGTGTTCCACGGCTCACCCGTTAGTATCTGGAGGCACAAACTCTAATCGTCCTACTACAGCATCTGACCTTAACGAGACTTCATTAGAAGCCGCAGTTATTCAGATTGCCGGATGGACTGACGAAAGAAGCCTTCTTATCGCGGCACGACCCACTAAACTCATTATCCCACCCGCATTGCAATTCGTTGCGACTCGGTTGTTGGAGACTGAGGGTAGGGTTAGTACGGCAGATAATGACATCAACGCATTACGTAATAATGGTTCAATCCCAGAGGGATACGCAATTAACCATTATCTTACCGATACTGATGCGTGGTTTGTTATGACTGACATACCTAATGGTCTAAAGCACTTTACTCGTACACCAATGTCTACATCTATGGATGCTGACTTTGATACGGGTAATAGTCGTTACAAGGCCAGAGAGCGATACTCGTTTGGGGTAAGTGATCCACTTGGGATTTTTGGATCGCCCGGAGCGTAATACGCAGATCGAAGATGGGGGTACTTGTTACCCCCTTTTTTTTGTTATAAGATCAGGTTTGCCCTGACAGTTACATACCGTAGCTGACACTAGCCAAGACAGGAGACAAACATGGCTGTTACTACCTTTTCAGGCCCAGTTCGCTCGCAGAACGGGTTCCAACAAATTTCTAAAAACGCTACTACTGGAGCCGTTACGGTTACTAGTGGTGATAAAATGGCAGTTGAAGCCACTTCGGATGCTGGTATTGAAGGCACCGCAGGAGTTTATGTAACTCAAGTTAATCGCTTAAAGAGTGATGTTGACACTAACGTAAATGTCGTTAAGACAACAATTATGATTGATCTTACAGGTTTACGAGATGGTGGTACTGCTGGTGATATCATCGGTAAAGATGGTGACGGTGTAGCCTTTATTGGACAGGTTACCACTGCTAACCAAGGTACTGTATTCGGTGTAACCATGACTTGTGTAGAAACTCCTGCTGGCGGTGGCACAGACATAGATCTGTATTCTGCTACTGAAGGCACAGGTGTTAACGACACAGCGATTGGCGACTTAACTGAAACTCAGATTATCAACGCTGGTGCTGCTTCCGCAGGGACTATGGTTGCTGGCGGGGACATCGCAGCAGACCAATACTTGTATTTAGTAGGCCAAGGCACAGGTCATGCTGCTTATACAGCGGGCCGGTTCCTGATTGAGATCACTGGGTACGACGTAGCATCATAAGGAGGTAAGTATGTCTTCTGACATTCAATCGACCTTTATAGAGGCCGCTACGGCAGATGCTGACGGGGTTTGTACTTCACAGACTCCATCCGGGGCTGGTAACCTCACTATAAACGGTACGTTAGCAGATGGCGGGGCGGTTACATTTGACCAGCCTCGACAAATTACTGTTACAGGCGGTAGCGATGAGTCTGGTAAAACATTTACTGTTACAGGTACGGATGAAACAGGCACTGCTGTTTCAGAAGTAATTACAGGCCCAAATGCTACTACTGTCACTAGTACAGGTTATTTTGCAACCATTAGCCAGATTGCTGTATCAGCAGCAACTGCTGGGGCCATAACAGTGGGTTCTGCGGCTACCATAGCGGCTCCTATCTTTAGAGGTAGGCTACGGCTTCGTGGTATGTATGTGGTCAATACAGGTTCAGCAGGGACTATTACGTTCAGGCAGACCTCGGCTACAGGCGCAATTAAAATGCAATTTAATACGGTATCTTCAGCCAATACGACTCAGTATCCTGATGTACCGGATGATGGGCTATTGTTTGTGAGTGGCGGGTATGTCTTGTACACACAAACACACTTGTCTTCTATGACGTTATTTTATTCGTAGAAGATGCGTAGCTATTACAGAACTGGCGGGCAGGTTAAGCGTAGGAAGGCTGCAAAACGCAAACCAGATGATATGCCCGCTAGGAACAAAAAGAATTTTCGTTCTACTAAAAGTGGAGCGGGGATGACTAAAAAAGGAGTCGCAGCTTACCGAAGGAAGAACCCCGGAAGTAAGCTACAGACTGCTGTGACGGAAGATAAACCGAAAGGTAAACGAGCAGCACGAAGAAAGTCTTATTGTGCTCGCTCTGCGGGTCAGATGAAAAAATTCCCTAAAGCAGCTAAAGATCCTAATTCTAGGTTGCGACAGGCGCGGAGACGGTGGAAATGTTAATATGGCATATTTACAGAGTAACATTCCGTACTTTAAATGTTGGGTACGGAAAGAATATACACACAACCATGAGAAGTATCATGGCGAGTTTATTCATGCGATGGCGATTGCTGTCACAACAATGCCGACAAGGTGTTTAAGTTTTCAGTTAATTTTTACTGGAGCAGAGACCTATGACGACAAAAAGAAATCAAATACACATGGAGGGGCCATGTGGGCGCGTATGCCAATTACCGCCTTGGTCGGAGATACCCCTTTTGAAGAATGGCCTGAACCAATGCCGGTATGGGCTGCACAACCTTGGGACTGTAGTTCCAGAGATCATGCAGTCTATGTATTGGACAGAACAACGCCTTGTCCTTGGTTGGCAAAGATAGATAGTGAGTTTTATCCGGCTAAATATATGTTCACAGTAGATTATACAAACAATGAAATTGCTGACGATCCTGCTCAACATAAACAGAGTCATGTGCTTGAGCTTTTAGATGCAGGAGAGTGGACAGGTAATATCGTTGCTTTACCGAATAATCGAGTGCGGGTAACTCATCCAGCTTGGTTTGAAACAGGAGAAGGTGCGCCAGATTTTAAACCGTCTCAACACATTCACTACAGTAAATCAGATTTAGACTATACACTTGATGTAAATCAGGTGTTCAACAATTTATACGCGGAGTGACGGCATGGCTAATAGAGAATCAGCGGCAGAAAGACTAGAACGTAGGAGAAGGGAAGAAGGTACAGATGGTACGGCCCAAGACCTACGAAAAATGGGTAAGGCTATAAAAGGAGCTGGTAAGGCCATGTTTGGCATAGAAGGCAATTCCCCTTCGCAAAGATTAGAACGTGCGCGAAGAGAAGAAGCAGCGGCTAAACGTAGACCTACAAGTGACATGAAAGGCGTAAAGTTGAATCGTGAAAGAGGTATGTCTAGTAGACAGACTAGCCCTAAAACTATGACTGCTGCGGAAAGAAGGGCAGCAGGTAGGACTAAGCAAAGTCGAAGGGGCACAGTAGAGGTTAAGAAGGAACCTTCTGCTTTTACAAAGGTAGAACGTCCACCTAAAACTAACATTAAGCCTCCTAAATCTGATATGAAAACTGATATGTCCGAAGGGCGGTCACAAGTATCAGCAGATAGGGGTACAGGTACTGGGCTACCCAGAACTATTGGTTCAGCTAGGAAACAAGCTGAAAAGAAGGGCACAAAAGCTAAAACTTTCATGTCTAAATCAGGTAAGGCTAAAGCCGCTGTTACCGCAGAAGAGTTGGCTAAATTCCGTAAGAAAGCTGGCAATACCAATTTAACTTACAGAGGAGCGTTACGTAAGTTCCTTAATGAGCGAGATGGTTTAACTACTAAAAAAGCTTATGAAACGAAGAAGCCCAAGAAGATGATGGGTGGCGGTATGATGAAAACCAAAGGTATGAAAGCCGGTGGTAAGATGAAGACTAAAGGTATGAAAGCCGGTGGTAAGATGAAGACTAAAGGTTATATGGCTGGCGGTAAGATGAAGTCCAAAGGATACAAGAAAGGCGGTAAGGTTCGTGGCGCAGGTATAGCTCGTAAGGGTGTAAGACCTGCTAAGATGTATTAATGCGTAGATACTATAAGTCAGGCGGGAAGATATGTGCAAAAGGTAAGGCTTGGGCTAAAAAAACCTTTGATACATATCCGTCTGCTTATGCGAATATGGCAGCATCTAAATACTGTAAAGATCCTAAGTATGGTAAGAGCAAAAAGAAAAAGACGAAGCGAAAAAAGGCAGCTTAGATGGGCCAGTTGAAAAAATGGCGGGATCAAAAATGGGTTCGTATTGGTACAGATGGTAAGATCAAAGGAGAATGTGGTACTTCTAAAGATAAAAAGAACCCAGATAGGTGTCTGCCATTAGCTAAAGCTAGATCTTTAAGTCAAGCAGATAGGGCTACAACTGCTCGCAAAAAGAAAAAAGCGGGGGCCAAAGGACAAACAGTAGTATCGAATACTAAAAAGGCAAAGGTACGAACCGCAAAACGTGGTGGTTTAATGCAAGTACGCGAAAACCATAAAGGTTGTGGCGCGGTTATGCCGGGACGTAGGAAGAAAACTCTATATGTATAACGGAGAACAGTATGGACAAATTTGAAGTTTATCAAAACGGTAACTTTGTAGATGGTAGGCCCGTATTCCAAATTGGTGTTAAACAGGAAGACGGTTCTTACGCTATTGTAGATGGCGACTTAATGAGTGAGGAAGAAGCGAAAGTTAGGTTGGAAGAATTGCAGCCCTCTAAAAAAGCCACTGCCAAGAAAGAACCCGTTAAGAAAGCAGCTAAGAAGAAGTAGATGGCTACCTCTGGTACAACCGCATTTAACCCCGACTTTACCGAAATAGCGGAAGAAGCGTGGGAACGTGCTGGGCGTGAAATGCGTTCAGGTTATGACTTACGAACCGCTCGTAGGTCTATGAATTTATTGACTATTGAATGGCAAAATAGAGGGATAAATTTATGGACTATAGAAGAAGGTTCAGTCACGTTAACTGAAGGTACGTCTGAATATGATCTACCTAATGATACGGTAGACTTGCTAGAGCACACTATTCGTACAGACTCAGGAAATGCTACTACACAGCAAGATCTTACAATAAGCCGTATTAGTGTAAGCACTTATGCGTCTATCCCTAATAAGTTATCAGAAGGTAGGCCCATACAGGTTTATGTAGAACGCCTTCGTACAACTCCTAAGATTAATGTCTGGCCTGTACCCGATAAAAGTGGGTATGTGTTCTATTATTGGCGTATGCGACGGATAGAGGACGCAGGTAACGGTGTAGAAACCGCAGACATGAACTTTCGATTTTTACCTTGTTTGATGGCGGGATTGGCTTATTACATTTCACAAAAAGATCCTGAGTTGATGCCGCGTGTCCCTATGTTAAAAGAAATTTATGAAGAACAGTTTGCATTGGCAGCAGGAGAAGATAGAGAAAAAACTTCTGCTAGATTTGTTCCTCGTATCGGGTATGTTTAGTTATGGCGAACCGTTTTGCATCAGCCCGAAAAGCATTAGGGATTTGTGATGTTTGCGGATTCCAATACAAGTTAAGAGAACTTAAAGACTTAATTGAGAAGGGCAGAAATACACATATAAAAGCGTGTCCTGAATGTTGGAACCCAGACCAACCACAGTTAAAACTAGGTGATTTTCCTGTTAATGATCCGCAAGCAATACGAGATCCACGTTCAGATAGTGCAGAACTAACAGAGAGTAGGGACACCCAATGGGGGTGGAACCCGGTGGGGGTAGGAAGAGACCCGTATGATTTAACGCCTAATGATTTAATAGGAACAGGTGAAGTAGGAACAGTAACTATAGTGACCTCATAGGAGCATAAGATGAATGTATTTGGTATGGAAGAAGTTAAAGTCCACAAAAACAAAGGTGTGCAGCCTGTTAAAGGAGCACCTAAACCTGATATGAGCGGTGTAAAAACTTCTGGTATTAAGATGCGTGGTGCAGGTGCTGCGACTAAAGGCACGATGGTACGTGGTACGCTTGCATGAGTATGACTTACGCCCAATTAACGGCGAATATAGAGGATATCTGTGAGACTTCCTTTACAAGCGACCAGCTTGCTATGTTTACCCAACAGGCTGAACAGACTATTTATAATACTGTACAGCTTCCTTCGCTTCGTAAAAATGTGACAGGAGCGTTGACTTCGGGTGTTAAGTACTTATCAGTACCTACAGATTATCTCTATACATTTAGTTTAGCAGTGCTTGATTCGGATGGCGCGTTTACATACCTATTAAATAAAGATGTTAATTTTATACGAGAAGCGTACCCCAACCCTTCAACTACGGGAGCGCCGAAGCATTACGCTGTATTTGATGATTCTTCTTTTATTCTAGGGCCAACCCCGAACAGTGGGTATACGATGGAGTTGCACTACGGGTACTATCCTGAATCCATTGTTACAGCAAGCACACTACCTTGGTTAGGAGAGAACTTTGACTCCGCTCTATTAAATGGTGCTTTAGTAGAAGCAATCAGGTTTATGAAAGGCGAGCCAGATATAGTTCAGCTTTATAACAATATGTATTTACAATCTATAGCCCTATTAAAGAATTTAGGAGATGGTAAATTACAACAAGATACGTATCGTTCAGGTCAGTTTAGTATGCCTGTAACATAAAGAGGTATTATGTTTAAGTTAGCAGTCGATTCAAGTATAGGGGATGTTGTTGTTAAAACGACTGAAAATAGAGGTTTGTCTCCTGAAGAACTAGCTGAACGGGCTGTTGAACAAATAGTCAGCGTTTCAGATTCGGTAGATCCTATAGTAAGGCAACAGGCAGAAGCATTTAAAAATCGCATTTATCATGTGGTTTTGGGTATTATTAAACAAGCGGTTAAGAGCGATAGAACAACGCTTGTTAACGAGTTTATTCAGCAGGGTCATTCAGATGTTGCTGATATTTTAAGGAGACTATAATGGCTATCACGACAGCTATGGCGACCTCGTTTAAATCCGAGCTTTTACAGGGAATTCATAATTTCCAGAACGGCTCTGGTGGAGGGACGACTACTACTACGGGTACAGGCAATACCTTTAAGATTGCTTTGTATACTAGTAGTGCAACTATGTCAGCATCTACTACTGCTTATGCAACGACTAACGAGGTTTCTGCTACAGGCACAGGGTATACCGCTGGCGGCAATACACTTACTAATGTAACTCCAAGTTCATCAGGTACAACAGCATTAACCGATTTTGCCGACAGCACTTGGTCAAGCAGTTCAATCACGGCAAGGGGGGCGTTAATTTATAATTCCTCTACTACAGCCGGTTCTGCTAACAGGGCAGTAGCTATATTGGACTTTGGAGCGGATAAGACATCCACAAGTGGTGACTTTACTATCCAGTTTCCAGCAGCAGACGCTAGTAACGCGATTATAAGAATCGCATAGGATATAACGTGTGGCTGACATTAAGGTTGCATTTAGCGGATGGAATTCGTCTTCTCATGGATGGGGTGACGGAACGTGGGGTAATGGTGAGGCAGTACCTGATGCGACAGGCACTCTTGGCACCGTCTCGATTAGCGCGGATGCGAATGTCAGCGTCACAGGAGTTGCAGGAACAGCGACCCTTGGATCGATTTCTATATCCGCTGATGCGAATGTTAGTCCTACTGGGGTATCAGGCACTGGTACTCTTGGTACGCTTACGGTCACGGGTACAGCAAATGTCACTCCCACAGGGGTGGCGGGTACAGGAACGCTTGGGTCAGTTTCAGTCTCGGCTGACGCAAATGTTTCACCCACGGGTGTTGCTGGTACAGGAGCTTTGGGATCGGTTACGGTTACGGGTACGGCGACAGTCTCTGTCACAGGCGTGGCAGGAACAACAGGGCTTGGAAGCGTCACCGCAATCACAAGCAACACAATCCCTGTTACAATGGACGCGCTTACAGGGTATATTGGAGCGGTTACGTTCGATGGAGATGCGAATGTCGTTCCAACAGGCGTTAGCGCGACAGGTGCAGTCGGTACGCCGAATATATGGAGTCTTATTGACGATGGACAAACGCCCAATTGGGCCGCGATTAGTGATAGTCAGACACCGAATTGGTCAACTATTGATGACAGTCAAACACCGAATTGGGAAGAGGTAGCATAAATGGCAACTTACGTTAATGATCTAAGATTGAAAGAAATCGCCACTGGCGACGAATCTGGAACTTGGGGAACAAGCACAAATACAAATTTGGAGCTAATCGCTGAAAAATTCGGGGCGGCAAGCGAGGCTCTTTCGGACGCTAGTACTGCTACCATAACGATGGCGGATGGGACTAGTGATGCCTTTCGCTCAATGGCCCTTACCCTTACAGGATCTCTCTCACAGGCTTGTACGGTCACGTTAGCTCCAAATACTCTTTCTAACGTATGGGTAGTTCAGAACTCCGCTGGCGATACAGTCACATTAACCGCAGGAACAGGCGCAAATGTGGTCATACCAAATGGCGGTATCCGCATGGTCGCTAGTGATGGTGCTGGCGCTGGCGCAGCGGTCACAGATGTACTCGACGTATTAGGCGGTACAGGCAACGTAGGGCTTGGTTCGGGTGCGTTTGGCACAGGGCTTACCACAGGTACAGATAACGTAGCGATAGGTGAAGCTGCGGGTGATGCGTTGACTAGTGGTTCTGACAATACGTTTGTTGGTGACAATGCGGGTGGTGCGACAACTACGGGAGCGCAGAACACTGCGATGGGAGAAGGTTCTCTGTTAACTAACTCCACAGGAACTCACAACACAGCGTTGGGAAGATCGGCTTTATATAGCGCAACCACGGCTGATTATAATACAGCGGTGGGCAGTGGCGCGATGTACGCTGCGACAACTGGGGCGCAAAATGTTGCGGTTGGCCGAAATGCGTTAAATGCTGTTACTACTGGTGCTTCTAACACCGCTGTTGGGTATGAAGCACTAGACTCGAACACCACCGCCTCAAACAGCACAGCGGTTGGACATGCGGCTTTAACGGCCAACACCACTGGAGCAGAAAACACGGCTATTGGCAAGAGTTCTCTTGCAGCTAATACCACAGGAACTCAAAATGTTGGGTTGGGCAGTTCTACTTTAGATGCAAACACAACAGGCAACTACAATGTAGCATTAGGAACTAGTGCTCTGGGAGCTAACACCACCGCTTCAAACAACACAGCGGTTGGACATAATGCTCTTACGGCTAACACCACTGGGACATCTAACACTGCTGTTGGGTATGTAGCACTTACGTCAGCCACTACCGCAGACAATAACACAGCGGTGGGCTATGGTGCAGGAGATGCTTTGACAACTGGTGGAGACAACACGGCTGTAGGTACTGTTGCTTTAAGTGCAGCTACTACGGGAACTCTTAACGTGGCAGTGGGATCAAGCGCATTAGTTTCTCTCACAACCGCAGATATGAACACGGCGGTAGGATTTAACGCAGGTGGTTCAATAACGACAGGTGAACAAAACACAATTATGGGCCACAGGGCTGGAGATGCTCTGACCACTGGTACTTATAACACTGCATTAGGTGACTATGCGTTAAGTGCAGCCACTACTTCAACCGCTAACGTAGCTGTTGGTAAAGATGCGTTGTTACGGGTCACTACTGGAAATGGTGCTAACGTAGCAGTGGGCTACCTTGCTGGAGATCATTTAACAACAGGTGAAACTAATGTATTAGTTGGAGCTAACTCTGGTGACGCATTAACCACGGGCGGCAACAATATAGCAATCGGTTATGGTGCGTTAGATGCTCAAACTACTGTAAGTGGTAACACAGCGGTGGGTCATGAGGCATTAAGTGGAAACACCACTGCTGATGCAAACGTCGCAGTTGGTTATCGTGCTGGAAAAGCAATTACAACTGGTTCAAACAACACTGGAGTGGGTTATAGAGCATTAGAAGACACAACTACAGGTATTGGGAATACAGCAGTAGGACTTGATGCTTTATCGAATAACACCACAGGAGATAGCAACACCGCTCTGGGTGCGTCTGCTTTTAGGGATCTAACTGGAGGTGGAGCAAATGTATCGATTGGTGCATCAGCAGGTTTAAGTACAACAACAGGTAATTATAATGTGTTTATGGGGTATGAAGCTGGCGAGGCTAATACCACAGGAGCAAACAATGTAGCGGTTGGATTTAGAGCATTAGAAACTACCACGACCGCCACTGAAAGCACAGCTCTTGGTATGTATGCGTTAAATAACTCTCAGGTTGGAGGTAATACGGCGGTTGGGTATTCAGCGGCGGGGGCTAACACTACTGCTACTGGCCAAACTGCTGTTGGATATAGGGCGCAAGAAGATGCTACTACTGGGGGTAACAATACCTCGGTGGGGCATTATGCAGGTCACTCAATAACGACTGCCTCCCAGTGTACGTTTGTAGGTTCTGTAGCGGGGAATTCAACAGCAGCAACCACAGGTATTTATAACACTGGAGTTGGTTACGGCGCGTTAAATCCTGTTAGTACAGGGCAATATAACGCAGCTTTTGGTGGGTTGGCTTGTCAAAGTATAAGTACAGGTAGCTATAACACTGGGCTTGGTGGGTATATACCGGGGGGTGGTATAACAACTGGAGATGGTAACACGATTATTGGTTACGCGGCAGCATACAACGGTGTAACACTTGTTACAGGTTCTTATAATATTTGTATTGGAATGAACGCGCATACAAGTGCAAATAATTCCGATGCAGAAATGGTTATGGGTTACAACGTGACTGGTGTTGGGAATAGCAACTTTACATTTGGTTATAATACTACAGACAGTAATATTCAATTTGGTGCAACAACTATCACTGCTCCTTCTGATGAGCGACTTAAAGAAGACATTCAAAATGAAAAAGTAGGTCTTCAATTTATTAATGAACTAAGACCTGTCACCTATCTTTGGAGAAAAGCTAAAGATGTGCCTTCAGAAATGAAAGCGCACGATCCTGATTCTGAAGAACGAGTAATGAACGGTAAGTATAACCACGGATTTATTGCTCAAGAAGTCAAAGAAGTGATTGATCGGTATGACTTGAAAGATGGTTTTGATATGTGGATGGAAGACGGTGAGGATGGAAGGCAGAGAATTGGAGAAGCGGCTTTAATGCCAATAATGGTTAAAGCAGTTCAAGAGCTTTCTTCTAAAGTAGACGATTTGGCTGAAAAACTTAATAACTGCAATTGTGAATAGGAGACAAGAGCAATGGCAATAAAGAAAACATTAATACGAGCGGTTCCATCTAATGAAGACGGTAAGGTAGTTATCTGGAGTCTTACAATGAAGTACGAGCAGGGTACGGAAGGGAAAGATGATTATTATTCAAATGAAAAAGTTGCTACTGTTCATGCGACAGAAACAAACCCAGATGAATCAACTACGACTAACTTTACAGCCAAAGCTGAAGGTGATTGGACTAAGAAAGAGCTTGAAGATCTTTGCCCAACGGCTACATGGGATGTGATATTTGCAAGTCAATATGATTCAATAATTACGAATCCCGCTAAAGAAGCTGTTTCTAATAATGAGTTTGTGTTGCCCAGCTAATGGAGCCGCAACCTTATCAATTTCATACGTTGCCAGCGGTATTTATGCTAGAAGCACAACTATCGGAAAGCATGGTAGGAACTCTTAACGACTACCTCGATAAGCTGATGGTAGATGAGGGCCGAATAGATCATTCGGGTACGCTCGTAGGACAGATAGGGCATGGTCAACAACTTACAATGGATCATCTTTGTGAAGAGTTAAGTGATTTTAACATTCTAATCCAAGGGTTAGCGATGGATTACATTAAGCAGTTTTGCGCTGCGTCTGGTAATCCATTAACAGGTAAAAGGGAGGTACTGACTGATGAGCTTTGGTCGGTACACAGCTACGAGCGAGACTACAACCCAATACACGATCATGGCACTAAAACCATTATGGGTGTCTCTTGCACCACATGGACAAAAGTACCGCAACAAATCCTAGAGTTACCTACGGCGGGAAGCCCAGAGTACAGCTTATATAACTCTTCTGGTAATGCAGATGGTTGTCTGGCCTTTAGCTATGGCCGTAATAGTTTATTAGATACAGAGCGGTTAGCGCCCCCGCAGAGCTTTATTATCAAGCCAGAAGTAGGAAAGCTATTGATGTTTCCTAGTTGGCTAACACACATGGTTTACCCTTTCGAGGGTGACGGAGAACGGCGCACGGTCGCTGCAAATTTAAATGTATGGAAGGTGGAAGAAGATGGAACAAGGCACTAAGGAAGACACAGTTACGGTTACGGCTCCAGAAGAAGTTATTGAAGAGTCTGAGGTTGTTGAGCTTCCTCCGAATATCGAACAGATTAATGCTCGACTAAACGATCTAAGAGAAGAGGTTGCTCAGATTAGCCAAGTAATCACTTCTAACCAACGTGAATTAGATACTCGTATGGCGGCATTTAACTGGTATTCGCAGCAACTAGAAGCGGCTACTGCGGAGCAACAGTAATGGGCTTTATAGCTGATATCTTAATCTATGCGAGCCTCTTTGTAACAGTGAGCAGTGCAATCTGTGCAGCTACTCCTACCCCTAAAGATAACGAGTTTATGGGCAAGTATATATACCCTATTCTTGAAACTATTGCTCTGAATATTGGTAAGGCTAAACAGGGTTCAACTGTTAATCCCATTCAGTTTACTAAAAAGACAGACTGATGGCCGCTAAAAAAGCTTCTGCAAAACCCAAATCAAAGGCGACTACTTCTAAGTCACAAGAAGCTTTATCGGAAATTAAAACCCATCAAAGGGAATGCGCTATAAGGTATGAGTATATTGAGAAGCGTCTTGACGAAGGTTCAGAAAAGTTCAAGCGTTTAGAGATGCTTATATGGGGAGTATACCCATTTATAGCTGCTAGTATTTTTGCCACCAAATTCCTATGACCGATGAAAGGCGCAATTCTAGCATTTATGCTAATAACAGTCGTAGAGGGCAATGTTGTTGATGGTGCAGAGAGTATGTTGTTTAAAGACATTCATCGTTGCCAGCAGTTTGCTTACTGGATAGAACATAATTGCAGAGATGCTCTTTGCAGGGGCGGGATTAAACAGCAAAAAATAACAGCTTACTGT